AGCTCCACCGGCAGCTGGAACACCGGCTGCCCGCGGCGGAGGTCCACCAGCTCGACGCCACCGAGGGCCAGCACCGGCCCCTGCGCACCGCGCGGCCGGTAGGTGTTCAGGCCGGAGCACAGGGCCAGCCCGTCGCCGACGGACTTGCAGTCCTGGTAGTCGATGTAGTGCGAGGGGTTGAGGCGGCGCAGCGCCTCGGGCCGTTCCTCGGCATTGGTTGGCCTGCCGTCGGCGCCGAGCGGCCAGGCATAGAGCCGGCGCGAGCCCCAGGAGACGCCGTAGAGCGTGCGGCTCGCGCGATCCATCACCAGGCCGCCGATGTGGTCGGGGAAGCGGAAGACCTCCTCCGCACGCAGGGTCGCGGGATCGACGCGGTAGATGATGCTGCGGCTGTCCGGGCGGTATTCCGCGACGGGCATCCAGATGTGGGTGCCGTCGAAGTCGATGCCGCCGGGGTGGTAGATGTCGCCCTCGCCGGCGGTGATGCTGCGCAGCAGGCGCCCCTGCGCGTCGAACTCGAACAGGTGCCCGCGCCCGCGGCCGGGCGAGCGGTCCAGGCCGTTGCGCGGCGCCGGGTAGCGCTCGGTGCGTTCGTTGATCTCCACCGAGGACATCACGAAGCGCTCGCCGAGCCGCAGCATCCCCTGCGGGTGGTGCGTCGGGAACTGCAGGGTGACCGTACCCGTCTGGGTCCACACGGAATTGCGCGCGAGCTGGCGCAGCCGGTCCGGGATGCCGTCCTGCGCCAGGGCAGGGGTGGCGAGGGCGAGCCCTGCGACGAGCACGGAGGCGAGGGCGATGCGGGTCATGGCGGGGCAGCTTGCCGCGCGGCGCGCAGTGCCGTCAAAAGAAGCCGCGATGACCGATCGGTGTGCTGCGACGCAGCACGCGCCACTGCGAAGGAGCGTCCTGCGTGACCAACCCCTGTGACCTGTCCGCCGTCGAGGCGAGGCGCCTGATCGGCAGCCGCCAGCTCAGCCCGGTGGAACTGCTGGAGAGCTGCCTGGCGCGGATCGGCGAGGTGAACCATGCCGTGAACGCGGTGGTGGCGCTCGACACCGACCGAGCCCGCGCCGCGGCGCGGGCGGCGGAGGCGCAGGTGATGCGCGGCGATCCGCTCGGCGCGCTGCATGGCCTGCCGATCGCCATCAAGGACCTCAGCGAGACCGCGGGGCTGCGCACCACCTGGGGCTCGCAGATCTTCGCCGAGCATGTCCCGGCGGCCGATGAGGCGATGGTCGCGGGCCTCCGCGCTGCCGGCGGCATCGTGGTGGGCAAGACCAACACGCCGGAATTCGGCGCCGGCGCGAACACCCGCAACCTGGTCTATGGCGCGACCGGCAACCCGCACGATCCCCGCAAGTCCACCGCCGGGTCGTCCGGAGGGTCGGCCGTCGCGCTGGCGACGGGCATGGTGCCGCTCGCCTCCGGCAGCGACATGGGCGGCTCGCTGCGCAATCCCGCCGCCTTTGCCGGGATCGTGGGCATGCGCCCCTCCTCTGGCGTGGTGCCGAGCGAGAAGCGCGGCCTGGGCTGGAGCAACCTGTCCACCAACGGGCCGATGGCGCGGACGGTCGCGGATTGCGCATTGATGCTCGCGGCGATGGCCGACGACGACGGGATGGACCCGCTGGCCTATACCCTGCCGGGCCGTGCGGTGCGGCGCGGTGACCGGGACCTGTCGCCGCCGCTGGCCTGCGACCTCGGCCGGCTGCGTGTCGCGGCGACGCCTGATTTCGGCTTCGCGCCGACCGAGCGCATCGTCCGCGAGGCCTTCGGCGCCCGCGTCGCGAAGCTTGCGCCGCTTTTCGCCCGGGTGGAGGAGGCGACGCCCGACTGCTCCGGCGCCGACGATACCTTCGCCGTGCTCCGCGCCGCGAACTTCGTGGCCAGCCACCTCGAGAAGGTGCGGAAGATGCCGGACCGCGTCGGGCCGAATGTCCGGGCCAACGTGGCGGAGGGGCTGGGCTACACGCTCGAGGACTACGCCCGCGCCGGCCTGGCGCAGACGCGGATCTACCGCGCCTGGCAGACCTTCTTCGAGTCGCACGACCTGATCGTCTCGCCGGCCATCACCATCACGCCGCGCGACTGGCGGGAACTCTTCCCGACCGAGATCGACGGCAAGCCGACCATCAACTACTTCCAGTGGCTGGGCCTGGCCTATGCCGTGACACTGGTTGGCCACCCCGCGATCAGCCTGCCGCTCGGGCGCGACGCGGCCGGGATGCCCTTCGGGCTGCAGATCGTCGGGCCGCGCGGTGGCGATGCGCAGGTGCTGGCGGCTGCCGCGGCGATCGAGGCGGCGGTGGCGGGCGATCCGGACCTCGCCCGCCCGGTGCCGGACGTCGCCGCCCTTCGCGCCGCGCCGCCGATCAGCGGGATGCCGGGCTTCCTGACGATGGACTGACCGCTACCAGCGCCGATAGCCGTAGCCGCCGCCGTAGTAGGGCCGGCCGTAGTACGGCCGCGGCGCCGGGCGGTAGTAGTAGTTGTTGTTGGTGTAGCGCGGCTGGTTGGACGCCGCGGCGATCGCCACCCCGGCGATCGCCGCGCCGGCGCCAAGCGCCAGGGTGGACGGCACGTCCAGGCTGCCATCCGGATAGGTGCAGCCGCCGACGGCGATGGCGGCTGACAGGGCGAAGGCGGAAAGAAGGCGCATCGGGGGGTCCTCCACGCTGCGGAGTCTCCGCCCGCCGGACGGCCCCCGGAGGGCCGAGGCATGGCCAAATCGGGCGGATCGTGGCGACGCGAAGGCGTCCCGCGGCTTACGCCCTGCCGCCGGAAAAGGCGTTGAAGGTCTGCAGGGTGTAGGTGTCCTTGACCCCGGTGACGCTCTGCACCCGTTCCACCACGAAGAGCCCGATGTCCTGCTCGGGCTCGAGGTAGAACTTGCCGAGCAGGTCGTACTGGCCGCTGATCGAGTGCATTTCCGAGAGTTCGGCGATGGAATCGGCCATTTCGCGTGCCACCCGATACGCCTGACCCATTTCGCATTTGATCATCACGAATATCGCGCGCATGTGGAATCAATCCCTTACAGCCCGTTTGCGGGCGTTTGTCAGCTTCGCAATTGCGGCGCCGGCTAGGCGCTCCTGATCGGCGCCCCGCGTGTAGAGCTGCACCATGCTCAGGCTGGCGTGGCCGGTGATGGCGGCGATCTCGTGCGCTGTGCATCCGGCCTCGGCCAGCCGCGTCGCGGCCAACTTGCGCAGGCCGTGGACGTTCAGTCCCGGCAGGCCATGGGCGGCCAGTTGCTTTCCCATCTCCCGCGTCAGGTGCGGCGCCGTCCATGGGCGCCCCGTCGCAGTAGTCAGGATGACAGCCGCCTTGCGCTCGGCCTTCCATGCTTCTAGCGCCGTTCGCAGCGCGGCGTGGACCGGGATGATCAGCACGGCGCCCGTCTTCTGCTGGCGCAGGCGCAGGGTAGTGCCGTCATACTGCCCCCACGTCATGGCGATCAGGTCGCCGCGCCGCTGGCCCGTGTAGAGGCCGAGCGTAACCACCCGCTGGAATGGCTCAGGAAGGGCGTGGAGGGCCTTGGCGGCCTCGGCGTCTGTCCATGCCGGCAGATGCCCGTGCGGCAGCGCCTTGGCCCTCAGGAGCGGGTGGTATTCGACCCAGCCGCGATCCACCGCCCACCCTAGCAGCGACGATGCCGCGCGCTGAAAGCCGGTGCCGGCGCCGTTGCCGCGGGCCTTGGCCACGCCGTCGCGGATCTCTAGCAATAGGCGGCGGGATAGGGCCTTGGCCTGAACGTGGCCGATCTTGTCCAGTAGCCGCAGATACACCGCGTAGACGGCGCGGGTGTTCGGCTTGAGGGCGTCCCATTCAGGACTGCGGCGGTAGGCCGCAAGCAGTGCGTCGAGGCTGTGCGGATCGGTGCGGCCCTTGCGCGGGCGCCAGTTGGCGTAGCGGTATTCCTTGACCGTCCCGTCAGCGAGCTTGCGACGAACGACGCGACCGCCCTTCCGCGAGGATATGCGAGACAAGCCCTTGCACCGCCGTTGCTGGATCTGTGGACGCTAACCCGCCGTCGAATGCGGCGTCTACCTTGGCGCGATCCCATCGCGGGCGCCGGGCGCCAAATTGGTAGGACGGGGCAGGAAGGCGGCCCTCCTTGACCAGCCGCGCGACGGCGGCCGGGCGAACGCTGACGTATTCGGCCAGCGCCTCGCGGTCGAGCCACCGGGACGCGTCAGCCATCGCGCGGCGGCTCCGGCAGCGTCTTGCACTCCCACCCGCCTTCGCCTCGGCAGATGTCGCACCTGATCCACTCGCCCAGATCCCAGAACGGATCGTCGCCTTCCTCGCCGCCTTCGCCGCCGCACCGCCAGCAGGTGATCCAGTCGCCTTCCATCGGCTCGTCGTCGTCACGTTCCCATGCAGGTGCGTCACTCATCCCGCGCGCCCTCCTGCACCACGATTGCGATCTCTGCGATGCGGTGCTGACGCGCCGCCTCACCGCGCCCGCGCATTTCTTCCTCCGTCTCGGGGCAGCGCACAGAACCTCCGTTCTCATCCGATAAGCCGCCGCAGTCGTCGGGATGCCATAGCGCGATCCAGCAGAACCCGAACTCGTCACGCGGGCACCACTTGCCATCGCCCCGCGCCGCGATCTCCTCCGGCGTCATCGCGCGGCCCTCTCGACTGCCGCGGCGAGCATGGCGCGGTAGATGACGGCGGCCCGATCTTCGCACGCGCGAACCGTCATCCATTCTTCAGTGCCGGCGATTTCCATCTCAACCGTCGGCACCCTCGGCACCACGCTCCACCCGGCGGCGGCGAGCTCGGCGAGGATGGCGTCGGACAGCTTCTTCGCTGCGTCGCCTGTAATGGTCAGTTCGATGCTTCCGCAGCCCAGCCGGCCGACGTGCTTGTTGATCCGCACACTTTCGATCAGGTCAACGATCACCTCGCGCGCAGTTGCGTCAGTCATGCGCGCTCTCCATCCGGCTTCACCACCGCAATGGAGAGCATCACGGTGCTGCCCATCTGCTGCATGGACTTCACGTAGCGATTGCCGGCGCAGATCACGGTCCAGTTGTTGTCGAGGACCGTCTCCTCCAGCACAGCGCCGTTGTCGGGATCAGAGACAGTCACCTTCACGGGCTTCTTATTCATGCGTGCTCTCCCCGCGCGCGGATGGTGGAGACGATGCGCTGCGCGGCTTTCATGTATCCCTCATCGAACAAATCCATCCCGGGGTATTCTCCGCCAAGTCTCTCCTGCTCCTCGGCGTCAGCATCTATCGCCGCCTGCGCCACCGCCTGCGCCTCGGCCGCGCACGCCTCGCGTTCCTCCGCGATCGCTTGCAGGCCGGCCTCGCGTTCGACCTTGACGAGCGCAAGCAAGTGCGCCCTGTCCTCCTCGGCGCGCTCTGCGTTCGCCGTCTCCCGGTTCGCGCGCTCCTCTTGCTCTGCGCCCCATGCCTCCGCGCGCTCGACGCGGGCCAGCAGCGCCGCGACCTCGGCGGGCGGCAGGCAGCCCTTTCCGCACTCACACATGGCGCCACGTCCTTCCGTTCCACGCTTGCCGAATGGCGGCTTCGTCCACCCCATGCTGCCGCGCCAGTTCCGCGAAGCGTGGCGAACAGATGGACCGGATATCCCGAACGATCTGCGCCGTCAGTTTTGCCGCGCCGTGCTGGTCGCCGCGCACATGGCCGGGCCGGAAAGTCCCGTGCCGCTTAGCATCCGCGACATTCTCGCGGTGTGTCCCGTATCGCAGATTGCTCGCTTTATTGTCGTCTGCACGGCCGTTCTCATGCAGCACCAGCAAGCCAGCAGGACGGGGGCCGATGAAGGCCGCCGCCACAAGATGATGTGTAAAGTGGTTGCGCTGCGTGCCATTCCACAAGTTGACGCGCATGTAGCCCTTTGCATTTCGAGCGGACTGCCGCAGCACACGCCCCTGCACTCGCCCGCGCCCCGCTGCTGCTGATTTCACGCGGCCAAGACTGCTGACTTCGTAAAGCCCTTCATATCCCACGACAGGGCGCCATTCCTCGCCATCCCGCTCCGGGTGCAGCGGCACGCCGGGCCGCGCGTCGTCAGGCCAGCCGGTCATGCGCGCCACTCGGCAGCAAACGGGATCGAGTCCGAGTCATCCAGCGCGGGCGCCGGCTTCGTCCCGCCGCCGCCGCGCGTGGGTTGCGCGGGCTGGTCGTCACTGGCGCCGCTTGCCCGGCCGCCGATCAGCGCCAGTTCCCCGCGAAACTGCCGCAGCACGATCTCGGTCGTGTATTTCTCCGCGCCGGATTGGTCCGTCCACTTGCGCGTTTCCAGGGCGCCTTCGATGTAGACCTCGCTGCCCTTGCGCAGATACTTCTCCGCGATCTCGCCGAGCTTCTCGTTGAAGATCGCGACCGAATGCCACTCGGTGCGCTCCTGCATGTTGCCCTCGCGGTCCTTGTAGCGTTCGGACGTGGCAAGGCGCAGGTTCACGACCTTGCCGCCGTTCTGGAAACTCCGCGCTTCCGGGTCTTTCCCGAGGCGGCCGAGGATGATGACCTTATTGACGCCGCTCATGCTGCAATTCCTTCCTTGATTTCTGCCAGGCGCTCGGCGATCAGCCTTTCGGCCTCGGTCCCGAACGTCTCATCCGCGCTCCGCGCGGCCGCGATGTGCGGCACCATGCCGTCACGCCACGCTTCGACGCTTTCCGTGTCGTGGATCTGCGCGAGAGCGCCGATCACCTTCGCCACCCACTGCGCGGGCGCGACGCGGTAAACCTTGGCGCCGTCCGGGCCGAGCAGCGCCAGCTTTGCCGGCTCCTGCGGCAGCACCAGCGGCTGCACCTTGAACGCCTTCTTGCTGCCCTTCTTCGCGGTCAGGGCCAGCGTAACGGGCGCGGTGATGTGGCTCATGTGCGAGATGCGGATGCCACCGACCTTGAGCCCGCCAAATTGCACGTCATCGTCGCGGTAGAGCGTCATGGACCGGCCGACGTATTGCTTCACGTCGCCACCCCACACATGCACCAGCACCCGCCGCATGGACTTGCCGGGCCGGTAGGGCAGGCCGTTGTCGCCTTCATAGCCGATTTCGCAGGGCTGATCCCCGGCGGCAAGGCGAACGTCTGTCACGCGGATGGTGAGCGTGCGCCCGATCAGATGGTCCGCCGTGAGCTGGTCCACCTTCGGCTCTATGGTGTCGGTGATGTTCACAGGTGCATCTCCTCCTCAATCCTGCGTTCGGTCGGGATCAGCCGCATTTCGGACGCCAGCGCGCTTGCGTAGCTGTCCAGCAGCGCGTTCAGCGTCTCGTGGAATACCGTCGCGGCCTCGATGATTGCTTCCTGCACCTTGGCGTCGGGAAAGACCCGGATCGTCACCATCGGCAGCCCGCCCGAGTAGCTAACGAAATCGCACCAGGCACGGCCGGTCACGAGTAGCGCCGTCTGGACCTGCAACACGTAGTCGGCGGGCATCATCCGGCTAACGATGGTCTCGATCTGGAACCGCTGGCGGCGGCTCTTGCACTCGATCATGCCATCGTCGCCAACCAAGCCGTCCGGCGAGCAGCCGAGCGTAAAGCCCCACTCATCGTTGGTGACGAAGCCGACCTCCTGCACAGGCGCGTATCGCTCGGCGTAGAGGATGCGGGCCTCGATCTCGTCATTCTGGCCGCGCAGCATGTCATCGCTGATAAAGGCGGGCTCGACGTAGCCGGTGATCCGCTGCGCCGCGAGTTCCCACAGATGCGCCTTCTGCTTGTCGTTCCCGGCGATCTTGAGCGTAGGCGTGAGGATCAGCTTCATCTCGGATGCGGTCAGCAGGCCGCACCGCATGGCCAGCCATTCGTCGCTGCCCTGCACGACCTCGGGGTGGATCGTGATCGTCATCGGGCCAGTTCCGCGAACACCAGCACCGGGAACAGCACTTCGCGCAGCAGTTCCTCGCCGCGCGTGAGGAGATGCCACATCAGCGCGCCGGAGATGCCGAGCGTGATCAGCCCGAGCAGCGGGCCGGGGTTCAGGTCACGCATCGGACGCCTCCGCGAGCACGCGCAGGAGGGCGGCGACCGGGTCAACGCCACGGAACCCGTCAACCTCGGCGGCCTCAAGATAGCTGGTGCTTTCCTGAAACCAGTCGGCCTCGTCTCGCAGGCGGTCAGGAGACACACTTATCGCCTTCGCCAGCGCGGCGAGCGCGGCGCGGGCTTGCATGCGCAGGAGTGCCCGGCGGTCATCCACCCACAACGCCTCATCGGGATCAACCTTCCATGCGTAGGGCTGGAGCGCCCGCGCCATCGCCTCCACGGCGCCGTCGAGCGTCAGTGTCTCGGCCATCGTCACCCCCTGATCTCGTTGGTCCGCGCCAGCAGCGCGCCCTCCGCGTCGCGCAGGATCGCCGCCTCCGCAGCGTCGCCCTCGGCCAGCTTGACCCACGCCGCAGCCCGGCACCGCAAAGCCTCGGCCAGCAGGCGCGCGCGCTGGTGGACAGGGCTGTCCGGCCGCGTCGTGTGGCGCAGGCTGTCCATGAGCGCAGCGCGGCGCCGGCAGTCCGCGGCGTGCGTGTCGGCGGCGGTCATGCGAACCCCATGTTTTTCTCGACCAGCACCAACTCGCCTTCCGCGTGGCGCTGATAGGTGCGGCCGGACAACGGGCCATGAATGACGATGCGCCAGTCGTGGTCGGGATCGGCTGCGGCGAAGGCCTCGGCCTGCGCGCCAGTGATGCAGTCTTCCCATTCCATGTCGTGGGCTTCCTGCCACTTCACGGCGCCGTCGCATTGAAGGGCCGCCATCCCGAAGCCGACGGCCACGCGGCCGTCACTCGGGAACTTTGCGGCAATGGCGCCGCAGCACAGACAGGGGTGAACGCCGCCTTGGATCGGCGGCAGTTTCTGCCATTCGCTCACGTCACGATCTCCACTGCCACCATTGCGACCGCCGCCGCGACGGCGATCAGGATCAGCCCGGCGACCAGCCGGGACGCGTAGGTGTCGCGGTCGCGCGACAGCGTGCCGAAGCTCATGGGGTGCTCCGGGCGCGAATGGCGGCGGCGATTTCCTTGGCCATATCCATCCGGCCATTCGCTTCCAGCCTGTCCACCAAGCTGTCGGCGTCGGCGTCGTTGCTTGCCCACGCGCCGCGCTCATTGGCGATCCGCGCACACGCCTCGCGTTCGTCAGCCCGCGCCGCGTCGCGCTCGGCCGCGAGGGCGCGGAGCGTGGCGGCGTGCAAGCGATGGATCTTCGCCAGCACCACGTTGCCGCCGTCCGCAGCCCAAGCGCCGGCTTCGTTGTCGTGCCATGCCGCCAGCCGTTCGACGGCCTCGGCGCTCGTATCAACGCCGCTCATCGCACATGCGCCCCACGAGCCGGCACCAGCACGCCGTGCTTCATGACGCGCGGCTCGCCGAGCGCCGTGCGGATCTCGTCGGCCATCGCGCGCAGCCGCTGTGCCCAGCAGTCAATCATCGCGGCATCGTCGCCGCTGTCGCTGTCGTGCCGGTCCAGCAGCCGCGCGACTTCCTCGGCCTCGTCCAGCGCCGCGCGCATCGCGTCGTCGGCGTGGAGCATGTTGCAGGCGCGGTCGGCGTCGAGGGCGCGCGCGGTGCGGTAAGTGGGGCGCAGCTCGCGGGCCTCGGCGGCGGCTGCGATGTCCGGGTGGTGCAAGTCCATGTCTGCGGCTCCGGTGTGGATGCCGCAGACGTTAGGCGCCCTAATTCAAGTTGGCAAGCGCAAAGTGAGGCGCCCTAACGATGGCGCATTACTTTTTCGTCAGACTGCCCTTGATCCCGCGTGCGGCGGCTAACAGCGCTGACTGCTCTGCCGGCGACATTTCACGCATGACACCTAGCATTGATTTTTCGTTCTCGGTCTGTGCCGTCCGCTGCTCGGTAGGTTCGTCGCCGGTAAGTAGCCAGCCCATTTCTACCCCCAACCGCTGTGCGATCAGGTATAAGGTTTGCTCGCGCGGAAAGGAACGCCTTCCAGACCACTGCGAGCCGGAACTCGCGGTTTTTCCTACCGCAACCGCAAGCGCGGACCAATTTAGCCCCGCGCCTAACATCACAGATTGTATCCGATCCATCACCGCCAGCTCGCGTTGCGTCAGATCTCTCTGCTTTGACATCGTGGTATCCTGCCTAACCGCACTGTGTGTGCGGGGGCGGACTGTCTGTGTCGCGCTTAGTTTGCCCTTGCATCCGATCATTAGGCGGCCTAACGTTTGGCCATGGACATCAGGACGACCCTCTACACGACGCGGGGAGCGGTCACCGCTGTCGCCCGCGCCCTGAGCATTTCCGACGCGGCTGTGTCGCAGTGGAAGAAGCGCGGCATCCCGGATGACCGGCGCGAAGCTGTGAAGGTTGCGCTGCAAGCCTACCTCGCTGAGAGCGCGGCCAAGGCGAGGGCCGCCTGATGTCTGCATGGTGGTCCCCTACAGAAGTAGCGTCGCTTCGGCGACGGCTGGATGAGAAGACGGTTCCTGAGCCGAATTCCGGCTGCTGGCTGTTCGACGGGGCGCTTCATCGCGACGGCCACGGCTGCATCGGAGGGCCGGGCAGCAAGAAGCTTTACGCGCACCGCGCCGCGTGGGTGCTCGCCAACGGTGATGTCCCTGCCGGTTTGGTCGTCTGCCATCGGTGCGACGTGGCTGCGTGCGTGAACCCGGCCCACATGTTCCTTGGGACGCATCGCGATAACGCCATGGATGCTGTGGCGAAGGGCCGCAACGTTTGGGGCGAGCAGGTTGGCTGCGCTAAGCTGACATGCGCCCAAGTCAACGAGATCAAACACCGTTGTGCAGAGGCGCAAAGGACCGGATTGCGCCACTGGGGCGCGCGCAAGATAGCGGCAGAGTTTGGTGTTTCGGACACGACCGTCGCGAGGATTGCTACCGGCGTCACGTGGCGAAGGCTTGCTTTCCATGCCCGCAAGGATGCCGCGTGATGGGCGCCGACGCACGGGAACGGATTACCCATCGCAGTGCGATCCGCGCAGCAATCCTAGCCTACTGCAAGGTGCACGGCATCAAGCGCGGCATCTACCTCGCGGCCGAACAGATTGGGATGTCCGAGCGCGCCGCGCGCCACGCCTACGAAGATGGCGCTTTTGCCGCCGATGCAGAACGTGCCGCGCGTGCGGACCGCGCGCGGCTGGCGCTTGTCACTGAGCAGATTGTCCGGCTGTGCGCCGAGGCAGACGAAATTACCCAACGGGGGCGGATGAATGTGGACATGGATAGGCCGTCGCTGGACAGCGGCGGCGGAATTCTGCGTGCGGCGAGCAACGGCGGCTTTCAAGCGCGCGAGGCGGTGACGCCATGAGCCCATCGCTGACGGAGCGAGAGCGCGAGTTGGCGCTATCGGTGCTGCATCAGGCACTGACTGACGCATGCCTCCCATGGCGCGCGCTCAAGGACGGCAAGGAGCCGATTCTCGGCAGCGACTACGTTTCCAACAAGGACATCGCGGAAGCCTGCGCGTTTTGGGCTGACGAGAAATCGAATTGGGCCGGGGCCCGGCGCGCATGGTGCGACGCTGCCGGCGTCGATCCGGAGTGGGCGCGCAAGAAAGCACTCGCGAAGATCGCCATAGCGCGCGGCGGCTGCATTACGCGCTTTGCATCGTGGCGGGTGCGCCTTCTGAGCGCGCGCGAGGAACGGCGGCTGCTGGCCGATCTGGTGTTTGAGGCATTCGACACAGGCGAGCCCGCCGCGAAGATTATGGCGCGCATGGCGTTCGATCTGAAGGAGTTCAAGCGGCTTCTGGAACTCGGCCGCGCCCGGAAGAAGCGCAACAGCCCGGTTGAGATCGCTCGCGCCCCGTCGCGCGAAAGCCTCACCGCATGACAGATCCCAATTTCACTCGCTGCCCGGCCGTCCTGATGGACTGCGGCGACGTGGCATCCGTGCCGGCGGTCCCGGCAATTACGACGCCTCTCGGGGCGTCAGCTTTCCTGTGTTCCTCCCTGGGCGACAACTCGCGCGCCGCGGCCGGCGGCGTCGCATCTTTTGGGGAAGCACGATGACCCCGCAGTTCTTCATCGCCCTCGCCTACTACAGCAGCGCAATCGGGGCGCTGATCCAGGCCATCGAAGCGATGGACGAGCGCGTGGCCAAGCTGGAGCGCGAGGCCCGCGAATACGGGGACGCGGCAAAGGGATGAACTGCGGTTTGGCGCTCATCCTGCTTTTGGACGTGTCCGGGTCCATCGGCCCGGACGATTTCGCACGCCAGCGCGAGGGCCACGCGGCGGCGCTGCGCTCGCCGGCCATTACCCGCGCCGCCGAGCAGGACGGCATCGCCATCGCCGCGATCCAATACGACGCGGACAGCTACCCGGCCATGCAGTGGCGCGTGCTGCGTAGCGCCGCCGATGCCACGGCCGCCGCCGAGCACCTGGCAGGCATGGACCGCCTCGGCGCGACCAACACCTACACGGGCAGCGCCGTCATGGATGCGCTGGCGGCGCTCGATAACGCGCCGTGCGGGGATGTGCGGATCGTGGATGTCGTGACCGATGGCAAGGCCAACGGCGGCACGCCGCTGCCCACAGCCCGCGATGCCGCGCAGGACGCAGGCGTGCGGGTCAACGTGCTGATCGTCGGCGGGGATGACGAGGACGCCGACGACATGCGCGACCGGCTCGCGACGCGGGACGGGTTCGTCATGCGCGTTAGCGGCTGGGAAGAATTCGCGACGGCCGTGAGGAAGAAAGTGGTGCTGGAGGTCGGGGCGCGATGACCCTGCATGCAGTCCCCATGACGCTGGCCGAGGCAAACGAGGTCGTGGCCAATTTCCACCGGCACAACAAGCCCGTCGCCGGCGCACGCTTTGCCATCGGCGCTAGCGACGGCGCGCGGCTTGTCGGCGTCGCCATCGTCTCCCGTCCCGTTGCGCGGCAGTTGCAGGCGCAAGGCCCGGACGTGGCCGAGGTCACGCGGTGCTGTGTGCTGGACGATGCGCCCAAGGGTTCGTGCTCCTTCCTCTACGCCTGCTGTTGGCGAGCGTGGCGCGCAATGGGTGGGCGGCGCCTCGTCACCTACACGCTGCAATCTGAGAGCGGCGCATCTCTGCGCGGCGCCGGCTGGCGCGTGGTGGCGGAATTGCCGGGCGCAACGGGCGCGGCATGGACGAACCGACCAGGGCTCGAATGGCAGACCGTGACGGGCCAAGCGAAACTGCGCTGGGAAGTCGCGGCATGACCCTCCCCCCGCACCTCGGCGACGAGCCGCTAGAAACCGCGCTCCCCACGCGCCGCCGCAAGCGCAAGGCGCCGCAAGCGTCGGAGCGGTCCATCCAGATCGCGATCAAGTCGCGGCTGGCATTCCACGGCATCGTCTGCCTGCACATCCCGAACGAGGGCCGCCGCTCCAAGGCCGCCGGCTTCCGGCTGCGGCAGGAAGGCATGATCGCGGGCGCGCCGGATCTCATCTGCATCGGTGCGGGTGGCCGCGTCGCATGGCTGGAGGTTAAGCGCGCAGACGGCCGCGTCGCGCCTGCACAGGCGGCGTTTCACGACACGCTGCGGGACAAGGGGCACCTGGTGGCCGTCGTGCGGTCGCAGGACGAGGCGGTGGACACGCTGCGGGCAGCGGGGTGGTTCAGGTGAGCTACGCGCGCCGGCAGTCCGCGCCCATAGACCGCGACCTGATCGCGGCGCTGGCGCTCGACCACGAGAACCTGCCGCGCGTGCTTGCGTCCCTCGGCTTTCAGCGGCGCCTTATGACGGCCCCGCGCGGCGACTTCCAATGGTGGACGCCGGACTACCTGCGCATGCCGGACCTGTCGCTGATCCGCGCTCGCCACGGCCAGGCGCAGGCCGACGCCTACGCCCACAGCCGCCGCCAGCAGCTCGCCGCGGTCAACCGCGCCATGGCCGGATCGACCGTTCACGTCATGCACCGCAGCGATCCCGAGAAGATCATCGCGGTGGACGGTGACACGGGCGAGTGGCGATCCCCTGACGGCGCCGTGCGCGGCGACGACATCCCATCCCTTGCGTCGCTCATGTGGGGCTGTGGCATCGCCTATGCGTGCCATCGCATCGCCCGCGTCTGCGGACTGCCGGAGGCCCCCCTTGCCCATGGCCGCTGATGATTTCGAGGCGCAGTTCGGCGCCGCACGCGAGCAGTTTGCCGTCATCGAGGGTGGGCGCAAGAAGAAGGAGCCCGCTGCCGCCGCGGCTGCGCCAGCGAACCCAGGACCATCCGAGGATGCCGTCGCCGTCGCGTTCGCCACCAAGTTCTGCGGCCGGTTTGCCTACGACCACACGGCCCGCGTCTGGATGGAATACGACGGGGCCAGGTGGAAGGCCGACAACACGGGCGTGGTGTTTGACACGTCCCGCAAGTTCGTCCGGGAGATGTCGGCACTGGCCCCGCATCCCGCCCTCGGCAAGATCAAGTTCGCCGAAGCCATCGAACGCGCCGCACGCTACGACCGCCGCATGGCGCTTTCCCATGCCGTCTGGGATCGCGACGGATGGCTGCTCGGCGTCCCCGGCGGCGTGGTCAACCTGCGCGACGGGCAACTGATAGATCCCAAGCCGCGCCAGTGCATCCGCCGCCAGGCCGCCATCATGCCAGCGCCGCAGGGCACCGAGGCGCCGCTATGGATAGCGTTCCTGAAGGCTGCCACCCGTGACGACCGCAAGCTCCAGGACTTCCTGCAACGCCTGTGCGGCTACTTCCTGACCGGCGACGTCTCGGAGGAGATGCTGACCTTCATCTACGGCCCCGGCGGCAACGGGAAGGGCGTGTTCCTCGGCGCGGTGACGGCGATCATGGGCGAATACGCGGTGTCCGTGCCGATCGAGGTCTTCATGGCCGAAGCTCGCATCAACGCGGAATACTACCGCGCGCAGATGGCCGGCGCCCGGCTTGTCACGGCATCGGAAACGGAAGCCGCCGGCACCTGGGCCGAAGCGCAGATCAAGGAGATGTCGGGCAACGAAACGCCGCTCTCCGGCCGCGAGCCCTACGGCAAGCCGTTTACGTTCCGCCCACAGTTCAAGATCGCCATCGTCGGCAACCACGCCCCCAAGCTGCGCGGGCGGTCGCCAGCCATGGAGCGCCGCCTGCGGATCATCCCGTTTGAGCAGGCGCCACCACGACCAGATCCCGACCTCAAGGAGAAACTGCGCGACGAGTGGCCTGCCATCCTGCGCTGGATGATCGACGGCTGCGTGGCATGGCAGCGCGACCGCCTCGGCAACGCCGACGCCATCCGCAGCGCGACCAGCAGCTACTTCGAGCAGCAGGACGCCTTCGGCATGTGGCTGGAGGAGCGGTGCATCCGGGACAAAACCCTCAAAACCAAGCCCGCGCAACTCATCGCCGACTTCAACACATGGGCGAAGGAGAACGGCGAAAAACCGTTGTCCGCCAATGAGTTCGCCGAAACCGTCAACCGCACGCCTGGCCTCAAGAGAGAGAAAAGCAACGGTATACGCTGGGTCTGTGGTGTAGGGCTAAAGGTATCAGAAACAAGGACTTACCGGGATGGGCGGGATGACTAGGGACACCCGTAGGGACGCCCACAGGGACGACTGTAGGGACGCCCTTAATGGGCAACTATCCCTGTTAGATCATGCACTTATGGCCCAAGGGACGGCAGGGACGACTATCTCACCACCTTTCCAACGCACACGCGCAGGTGAGGAGAAGTTGGTGGGAAGGCCGTCCGGTGCCGTCCCTGCCGTCCCTGCCGACCCTGTGGACCCCGCCGCCGCTTACCCCACGCGAGCCGCACGACGTGCCGCCTGGCAGGCATGGGAACAGGCCGGGGAACCGTGGCCGCCGCCGGCTGGGCTGGTGAGCGCCGGCCTCGACGCATGCCGACCGGACGCATGGCGCCGGGATAGGTGGAAGCGATGAGCGTGCGCGTGGAACGCATCGGGCTGGCGACGCTGTATCTCGGCGACGCGCGCGACGTGCTGCCCGGCGTGAAGGCGGCGCACATCATCACAGACCCGCCCTACAGCGAACGGACGCACAAGGGGCATGACGGCCTTAAGGGCAGCGATGGCAGCGCGCGCGCCGCGCTGGGCTACCCCGCGTTGACGGAAGCTGACGCGCAACAACTGGCCGCGATGTTCCATGAAGCTTGCGCCGGTTGGGTCGTGTGGTTGACGGATCATGTGTTGGCTCCGGCGGTCGAGCGGGCGCTGCGGCGCTGCGGGCGTTGCACGTTCCCCCCACTGCCATACTTCCACGCAGGTCGCAGCGTGCGGCTTCCAGGCGACGGGCCGTCAAGCTGGACCGACTGGATCATGGTCGCTCGCACCACGGCGCTAAAGACATGGGGCACGCTACCCGGCGGCTACGTGGCAGGGCCGGGATGGGACGATAAGGCGCGCATGGGCGGCAAGCCCACGGCGCTCATGCGGCTGTTGGTGGAGCATTACAGCCGGCCCGGTGATGTCGTGTGCGACCCGTTCATGGGCGCTGGCACCACGGGTGTAGCCGCGGTCCAAGCCGGCCGCCCCTTCATCGGTGCGGAGATAGACCCGGATGCGTTCGACCTCGCTTGCCGGCGCATTGCCGAGGCGCAATCCGTGGCGTCCGCTGCCGGCGCGGGCATCCGCGCACAGCGCGACATCTTCGTGGATACCGTCGCATGACCTCCGAAACCCCCGCGCAAACCGCCGCGCGCCACTGCGCCAGCAACGCCGCCTGGCACTTCACCACGCTGGCTGAGCAGTTCGACGCGCAGCTACAGGCACAGCCCGGCGAGCCATACCTCACCGCCTGCGCCGCCATCGTGCGGAAGTGGGCGAGACAGTTCGCGGAGAAGGCAGAAGGAGAGAGGGCGTGAGCGAGACAGAAGCAGCCGCCACAGAAGGCGAAATTGGCTACATGTGCCGCACCGATTTCGAGCACGAGCTGGGCTATGCGTCCGGCGGGGTGCGAGTGCATCCCAGCGTCGAAGACATCAAGCATTGCCGGAAGTGCGTAGGAGGATGCGGCATTGTTGAGGTCGAGGTCCGGCTGGTCCGCATCGTGGAGGCGGGCACCGATGATTGAGCAGACCAACGAAGCCGCCGAGCGCAGCGCCAGCGTGGACATCGTGGACAGGCTGCGCACCAAAGCGCGGCTGATGCTGCAAGGCGTTGCCACGGGCAACGTGACAGGCGCCGCCTTCGATGGGCTTGCGCGCGCATGTGACGCCGCCGCCGACGCCATCGCGGAGCGCGACGCGAAGATTGCGAAACTGACCAACGACTTCGTGCACATGGAACTGGACCGCGACTACGAGAAGCTGAAGCGCGCAGAGGCAGACGCGGAGATTAAGAGGCTGCGGGCAGAGGTCGGGCGGTTGCTTGGCTACGTCGAGGCATTCCGACGCGAGGAAACGCGCGCGGACAAGCTGGCCGAGATTGCCGACAACGCCGTGGCTGAGCGCGACCTGCTTAGGCAGGTGGTCGAGCGCGTGGCAGATGCTGACGAGTGCGGATGGTTGCAAAACCTCGCAATCGATGCCCTCAACACAGCCAAATGCAATTGCGAATCATTCGCAAAAACACGCGCGCGGCCGGGCGTTTCCGACGAAGGAGAAGGGGCATGAGGATGGTCTGCACTGGGCTGATGTGGCTTGGCGCGGCTCTGTCGTTTAGCTGTGTCGCCGGGCTGTTTTTGACCGCCAATCCAGCGTGGTTGCTGGCAGCGCCGCCGTGGGTGGTGCTGTGCATGATCGGTGCTGTGGGGCGCGGGGCATGAGCGACATCGTGGAGCGGCTGCGGCATCTGCCGCGAGAGAGCGTGCTGGCGCACGAAGCCGCCGCCGAGATAGAGCGGCTGCGCAAGGCGCTGGGAAGCATCGCCTTCATTGATTGGTGCGAGGACGGCACCGTGTCCGGCGCTGAACTGCTGATCGTGGCGCAGAAGATCGCGAAGGACGCCCTTGCGCCCGCGCGCGACGGGGAGCGCGGGGAATGACCGCCCGCCGCGAGCGCCGCGCGCCGACGCCGGGCGAGGCTGATGCGCGGAAGGCCGGATACGAGGCGGCGAAGGCGCAGGCTGTGCTCATGATGCGCGGCATGGTGCTGGGCCTTGCCGTGCGCAACGTAGACGCTGCCGTCATCGGCGCGCTTGAGGTCACAGCCGACGCCATCGCGCGCATGGAACCGGAGGCATGATGGCCGCTGAACCGCCCCGCACCGTGACGCGCAAGCACAGTCCGCCGCCGAAGCCGGACCCGGACTTGCCCGATCCCAAGCGGCTTGATCGGCTGCGCGCCAAGGCTGGCGAGCTGATCCGCTTCGCCATCCGCAGTTTTCGGGTAGAGGACCACATCGCGGCCACTGACCGGGTGCTGCGGTCCATGCCGGGCACGGCGGACCAGCGCGAGCGCATCACCGTCCCGGCAGACGACGCGGGCCAAGCTTACGAGGTCGTCGTCTCCCGCTGCATCGTGGAGCAACTGCGCAACACGCGGGACGCGGCAGGCACACCGCTGCTCTCCTGGCGCCAGGGCGAGGCCCTGATGACCCTGCGCCGCCTGCGCCGTGCGTCGGGGCTCAGGCAGGCATGGGAGCGCCCTGCGGGCCATGGTGGCGAGCGGCCGGAGCGGGCCGAGATCGAGGCCGGCGAGGAGCTGGTGCGGCTGCTGTGCGCGGTGCCTGTGGCGATCCGGGCGCCGCTATTGCACATGCTGGCCACGGACGAATGGGCGTATAGCCTGCGGGTGTCGCAGGTGCAGGACGCGGCGGATGCGGTCGCGGATCGGCTCAAGCTGGCGAGGGATGCATGAGCGGGTGGCAATGGCAACGTGTAGGCGGCCGCGAGTGGCTTGCGGTCCCGCCCCGTGAAGTGGCGAGGCGCGATGCTGAGATGGCCTATCTGCGCGAGGTTCGCGAAATGATGCGCAATGTGGCGCCGGCCATGTTGGGGATGTCGGCGGGGCTGACCGCGCAAACGACGCTCACGGGGACAGCCATGCTTCTGCGGCAGGCGTGGCAGAAACCCCTTGACCCCGCGCCCGGCGGCTGAAAGCGGTGCGAATGACCGCTTTTCCTAGCAAAACCAAGGCTTTCCGGCTATAAATTGGCGGCGTCGGCGGGCACGGCCATGCCCTGACCCGACGCCTAACCACGTGATCGGAGGTCACAATGGCTGATGACGAGTATGTCCCCTCGGGGTGGGATGCGCCAAGAGTGCTTTCGCGAGGGCGCGCATCTTGGTCCAAATTGGCCACCGGCCATTGGGGATGCCGCCCACGCCCCAAGTTGACCGATAGGCGCCGCACAAGTGGCACGCCCGGCGAAGGCTTGGAGTGCTACGTCTACGTTGCGGCTGGCAAGAAGGGCGTGAAGGTTGGCGTCTCGGCCAGCCCATATGCCCGCGCCCGCACGCTCGGCGTCAAGATCCACTGCATTGTCGAGGTCGTCCACGCCGCCGCGCTGGACGTGGAGGGGTTGGCCCTGACCATGCTCGGCCAATACAACGACACCCGAGGCGAGTGGGTGCTGGCCAGCGCCGAGGAGGCCGAGGCCGCGGTCATGGCCGCGCGGGATCGAGTGTCGCGGTATCGGCACGCTGATCCGCGCCTGACAGCCGAGGAAGCGAGGCTGCAAAGAATTCGCTTGAACGGCGGGTGAAGATGCACTACCTTCGCCGCACGGGGCACAGATACGTGCGCCCATAGCATTCCAAGCGCCCGCCGGCACCCGCCGCGCGGGCGTTTTGCGTTCGGAGGCCAGCTTGGCGCGCAGCTCGACCACGAAGGCCAAGGGCTGCGCCCCCACGGCCGGCACGCGCAAGGGCAATGGCGCGGGCTGGGGCGGTGCGGCCAAGGGCGAAGGCAACGCCGCAGCGGGACCTGGCAGGCCGGAAGGCGTCGGTAACGGCGAGGGCAAGCGCACCGTCGCGGACCTGATGATTGCGGCCGGCGGGCGCGAACTGGCGGCGCGGCGCTGGATGGAAATTCTGGACGACCCGACGCACCCGCACCACGCGACCATGGTTGCGAAGGGCTCTGACCGCATGGACGGCGCATCAACCCAGCGCGTCGAGATCGCCGACAAGCGGCTGGACGAAATGACGGACGAGGAACTTGCCGCTATCGCAAGCCGAGGCAGCCGAGGCGCTTCTAGCACGGCGCCTGATTAGGCGTGATCTCGCGCGCTGGTGTGACTACGCGCTCGCGCCGCGGGGCCTCAAGCCGGCGGCGCACCATAGGCTGCTGATTCGCGAACTGGCCGACGTGGCATCGGGCCACAACGACCGCCTGATGGTCTTCATGCCGCCGGGCTCGGCGAAGTCCACCTACACGTCGGACCTGTTCCCGCCGTGGTATCTGGCCCAGGCGCCGGACCTGAGCATCATCGCCGCGAGCAATACCGCGGATCTGGCGCAGTCGTTCAGCCGGCGGGTTCGGTCGCGAGTGCGGGAGCACGGCGCGGTCCTGCGTTACCGGCTTGAGCGCGAGGCCGAGGAACTGTGGACCACGAGCAACGGCGGGCAATACCGCGCTGCCGGCGTTGGCGGCGTGATTACTGGCCTACGCGCCGATCTGGCGGTGATTGACGACCCTATCCGGTCCCGAGAGGACGCGGACAGCGAAACCCGCCGCAATCGCGTGTGGGAGTGGTTCCAGGACGACCTGACGACGCGGCTACGGCCGGGCGCAGGCATCGTGCTGGTGCAAACCCGCTGGCACGAGGATGACCTCGCCGGCCGCCTGCTTGAGCGCGAGGCGCACAGGTGGCGGGTGTTGAGCCTGCCGGCCATCGCGGAAGATCCTAACGACCCGCTCGGCCGTCGCCCCGGTGACGCGCTGTGGGGCGATGACGAATACGGCTACGGCGCGGACCTGCTGCGCAAGCGGGACGGCGCCGAGGCTCGCACATGGGCGGCGCTGTATCAGCAGCGCCCGGCACCGGCCGAAGGCTCGCTATTCAGGCGGCAATGGCTCTTGCGTGAACCGCCGCCCGCTCCTGAGCGCATGCGGGTCTACGGCGCGAGCGACTACGCGGTGACGGCAGACGGCGGCGACTACACGGTGCACGCCGTGGTCGGGATGGACCCGGCCGGCAAGTTGCATTTGCTGGACCTGTGGCGGGCGCAGGCTGACGCGGGCGTGTGGATTGAGGCGCTGTGCGACCTGATCGCGAAGTGGAAGCCGCTCGCGTGGGCTGAGGAGAACGGCCAGATCCGGGCCGGCATCGGGCCGTTCCTTGAGCGCCGGATGCGGGAGCGAAAGACGTTCACGTCGCGCCGGCAGTTTCCGACGCGTGGCGACAAGGCGGTGAGGGCGCAGTCCATCATCGGGCGCATGGCGCTGGACGGGCTGCGGATGCGTCCGGACGCGCCGTGGATTGCAGACCTGGAGGCCGAGCTGCTGGCGTTCCCCGCCGGCAAGCATGACGACCAGGTGGATGCGCTCGGGCTGGTCGGGCAGTTGCTCGACACGATGGTGGTTGGCGCGAAGGCGCCGGCAGGCCCGCCGCCTCGGGACCGTTGGGCAAAGCGCGGCGATGGGGGCAACTCGTGGAAGACGGTCTAGCGCCGTGCCCCCGCGCAGTTGAGCAGATGGCGGCATTCGACGCGCTGCCGGGCGAGTTCCGGCGCTTCCTGATGCACTACCCGCGGACGTGCAAGGCAACGCAGGCGGCGCTGCTGCTGCGGGCGTGCAACAGCCGTGTTGACGAGGCCATTTCGGAAATCCGGGCGCATCTGCCCGTGCGGAGGGCTGCCTGATGGCGCGATGGACCGCCGAGTATCGGTGCCAGTCCTGCGCGCACGAGTGGCGGGAGCCGGCAGGCCCAACGCAGTGCCCTAAGTGCGGGCACCTCTACATTACGTGGACCAATTTTGAGGCCCTTGTGGCTTCGCAGAAAAGGAAGCCAGCGTGAACGCTTTCACGGCCACGGACAGGGAGGAAGCCGGCACGTCCGACGACACCCTGAACATGGTCGTCGGTTGGGTGGAGGACGCCGAATCCCAGGGCGTCGAGCCCCGCCAGCGTTCCGAGCGCGACCGCGACTACTACGACGGCCGGCAGCTTACCCACGAGGAAGCCGCCGAACTCAAGAAGCGCAATCAGCCAACCCTTGCCTTCAACCTAATCCAAGACAAGGTTGATTATCTGCTCGGCCTGGAAAAGCAGCAGCGTTCCGACCCGAAGGCATTTCCGCGCACGCCGCAGCACGAACAGGACGCCGAGGCGGCAACCGACGCCATTCGCTTTGTCTGCGATGTCGCGGACTTGCAGATGACCGCCAGCGGCGTCTGGGAAAACATGATTATCGAGGGCGCGGGCGGCGCCGACGTGTGCGTTGAGCAGAGCGCGGACGGCTGGGATATCAAGATCCGGCAGGTTCATTGGGACCGGATGATTTGGGACCCGCACAGTCGCGAGAAGGATTTCAGCGACGCGAAGTTCCTTGGCGTCGTTGTGTGGATGGATGAGGCCGATCTGCTGGCCAAGTGGCCGGACGCGCGGGATATCGTGACGGTCTCGTATGAGACGGTCTCCATGACGGAGACCTACGACGACCGGCCGCGGTGGAACGTGTGGGCGGATCGGCGGCGCAAGCGTGTCCGCGTGGTGCAGCTCTACTGGCGCCAAGGCGACGAGTGGATGTGCGGCACGTTCACGCGCGGCGGTTGGCTGGAGGACGCGGCGCCGTGCTCCTACACCGACGAGACGGGCAAGTCCGACTGCCCGCTGGTGTTCGCGTCTGCCTACGTTAACCGCGATAATGAGCGGTATGGCAGCGTCCGGAACCTGATCGACCCGCAGGACGAGATCAACCTGCGCCATCGCAAGATGGTGCATCTGCTGAGCGTGCGGCAGGTCGTGGCCGAGGAGGGCGCGGTTCAGGACGTGAATGCGGCGCGGCAGGAATTGGCCAAGCCGGACGGCTACATTCAGGTCGCGCCGGGGATGCGGTTCGACATCAGCCCGACCGGCGACCTTTCCACAGGCCAGGCGCAGGCTTTGCAAGAGGCCAAGAGCGTCTTCCAGATCATGGGGCCGAACGCGGCGTTGCTCGGCAAGCAGGGCAAGGAAGCGTCCGGCCGGGCCATCGCGCTGTCGCAGCAGGGCGGGCAGATCGAAATCGGCGCGCTGCTGGACGTGCATCGGCACTGGCGGCGCCGCGTGTACCGCGCGATCTGGAACCGCATCCGGCAGTATTGGACCGCGGAGAAGTGGGTCAGGGTCACGGACGACGAGCGCAACGTGAGGTTCGTCGGGCTGAACCAGCCCGAGATTGACCCGATGACCGGGCAGCCGGCCATTGATCCGATGACGGGCCAGCCGGTCATCCGGAACAACGTGGCCGAGATGCAGGTAGACATCGTGGTGGAGGAGGGCCCTGACGTGGCCACGCTCCAGATTGAGCAGTTTGAGGCGCTGGCAGGGCTTGCCAAGGCCGGCGTGCCGATCCCGCCGGATGCGCTGATCGAGGCAAGCACGCTGCGCAACAAGGACAAGATCCTGGAGCGCATGCGGGGCGAGGGCGAGAACGCCGCGCCGCCGCCGCCTGACCCGGCTGTGGTGGCCGCGCAGCAGCGCATGCAGATTGACGCGGCGAAGGCGCAGCAGGACGCGGCGCTGAAGCAAGAGGCCGCGCAGCAGGACGCGGCGTTGCAGTTTCAGACGGCCGAGCAAGAGATGGCGTTGGCGCGGTGGAAGGCCGAGCAGGACGCGGCGCTCGCGCGCTACCGGGCCGAACTCGACGCGCAGACCAAGATGCAGGTTGCGGCGATGCAGCCGCCGCCGCCCGAGCCTGTCGCGCCGCCGGCACCGCCTCCGGCGCCCGAGCCCGACCGGCGCATTGATGGGCTGGCGCAGGCGCTTGAAGGCATCGCCGGCAACGTCGGCGTGATTGCGCAAGGGGTGAGCGATCTTGGCCAGCGTATGGCGCGCGTCGAGACCACGGTTTCCGATCTGGCGGAAGATGCGGCAGCGGTTCCGGAGATCATTCGCGGCCCGGATGGGCGGGCTGCGCAGGTGAAGCGAGGCAAGCGCACCATGGCCGTTATGCGGGATGAGCGCGGGCGCGCAATGGGGCTGGCATGAGCAAGTCGAACGCTTGGGAAAACGCGCTACTGCTGCTGGTGTTCAACAACACCAACGCCGCGAACATCGGCGACGCAACGGGCCTGCGCGGCAGCAGCACGGCGGGCAGCCTCTATGTCTCGCTCCACACGTCCGACCCCGGCGAGGCCGGCGATCAGACGACCAACGAGACGAGTTACACGTCCTATGCCCGCGTGGCCGTGGCGCGGTCTGGCGCCGGCTGGACTGTGACGGGCAACAGCGTGTCGCCGGCCGCGACGATCACCTTCCCTGCCTGCACGGGCGGCACGGCGACCATCACGCACATGGGCATCGGCACCGCGTCCAGCGGCGCGGGCGTGCTGCTCTACAAGGGCGCGGTGTCGCCATCCATCAGCGTTTCGTCCGGCGTCACGCCGAGCCTGACGACCGCATCGGCCGGAACGGAGGACTGAGGCATGTCTGGCAGCACCACGCTTGGCGTCTTCTGCTCGCCCTTCTTCGTCCGGGATGATCCGAACGACGGGCGCATCTTCACGTCCATTCTCGCCGACGTGCTCAACAGCCCGAATTACGAGGGACTTGTGGACGCCGACGTGATCCTCCCCGGCGCGACCGACATCGTGACGGACAGCCATCAGAACGTCATCGGCGGCGGTGTGCCGGTCTATGGCGTCTGCATGCACGTCGTGATGGCCAGCGCGGCGACGATCAACGAACTGGATGCCGTCCCCGACGTGTGGCGCATCAAGGGCGATCTCACCGAGGCGCAGCGGACCAGCGTTGAGGCGCGGCTGCGCGAGAAGGGCATGGCCACGGTGGACCTGTCCGGCACCGGCAGCACGCTGGAAATGGCGGGCCGCGTCGCGCAAGTGCTTCAGCCGACGTTCCAGGGCTTCCCGGAGCCGTTCAAGAGCGCCTTTCCGGACTGATCGGGCCTAGGCCGTGGCCGTTTTTACCGACGACTTCAGCGGGACAAACGGCGACGATCTAGGCGGGCGCACTGCGTCGGGTGGCGGGACATGGACGCTTTCGGGCGGCACCGCATCCGGCGCCGAGATCAACGCGTCTAACCAGCTAAAGGGCAACGATACCTCGGCCGGCGGGTCGGGCTTTCAATCTGCGGATGTCGGCACCGCCGACATGTATGTGCAGGGCCTGATCCTTCAGTCCACTTACAGCGGGTTCCCGCTTGTTGTCGGGCTTCAGGACAACGCGAATTTCTGCGCCGGGCTTCGTCTCGCGCCCGGCATCCAGCTTTGGCAGCGCAACAGCAGCACGCTGACGCAGCTCGGCGCGACCGTCTCAATCGGCACATACAACGCCGCCGATGTGTGGAAGGTGGAGAGGGTCGGCACCACGCTGACCGTCTACCGCAACGGCTCGTCTGTCATGGTCCGCACGGCGGCCGTGCATACGACGGTCCAGACGCCGGGCGTGGTGGTTCGTTCCGCCGCAGTTGACCCGATACTTGATGACTTCGAAAGCGACGCCGTTGGCGGATCTGGCGCCGCAGTCGGCACCTTCGCGGGCGTGGCGTCCTTCGCCGCAACCGGCGCGTCTGAAGCGGCTTCGGCCGGCAGCACGGCAGGCGTGGCAAGCTTCGCGGCCGTCGGCGCGTCTGCGGCCGAGGCGGCGTTTTCGTTCACGGGCGCGGCCAGCTTCGCGGCGGTCGGTGACTCCACAGGCTCGGGCGGCGGCGTTGGCACGTTTGCCGGCACGGCGTCCTTCGCGGGCGTGGGCGCTTCGGCGGCTGCTGCCGCGGGCACGTTCGCTGGCATCGCATCCTTTGCGGCTGTCGGCGCGTCCGAAGGCGGCGAACCGGCTGCCGACACTGACGACGGCGGCGCAGGTGACGGCACGTTCGGCGAGATGTGGGCGCGCACTCGCCCGCTGCGCCCGAAGTCGCGGGGCATCCCGCGCGAGTGGACGAAGCCCGAGCCTGTCGCGGCTGTGCCGCAGGAATGGAAGGCGCCGACGCCGAAGCTGGAGCGGGCGGCAACGCTGTCCGACCTGGCAGCGGTGGGACAGATGCGCCCGCCGCCGCCTCGTGTGCCTGCCGAGTGGCAGGACGACGAGGAAGACGAGATCGAGATGCTGTTGCTGGCCTAGGGCCGCAACCGAGTTCGCCCGCCGCGCGCGATAGCGCGGCCTGCCGCCGGCAGTAACCGGCGCTTCGGATTGGCCCGCCGTCAACGTGGCCGCACGGGAACCATGGAACAGGACAGCACCGAACGCGGCGGCTTCGTGCCGACGCCGATTGACGACATTCTGCGCGCCGAGCCCGGCGCGTCTTCGGAACCGGCTGGGCAGCCGGAACCGCGGGCGCAACCCGAGGCACGGCCCGAAACGGGCGAAGCCGCTGCGCCGCCGCCGGAAGCCAAGGACGACCGCCCCCGCGATGAAGCGGGCAGGTTCGCGCCGAAGGCTGAGGCCGCTGCGAAGCCGGCAACCGGGACGCCGCCGGCAGAGAATGACCCGCCAAAGTCGGTTCCAACCTCCGTGCTCGTGGAGGAGCGAAGGAAGTGGCAGGCCAAGGTTGCCGAGCTGGAGGCGCGGTTCGCGCAGCAGCCGGCACCGCAGCCCGCGCAGCCGCAGCAGCCCGCAGCGCCGCAGATCCCGCCGGAAGAACTCATCTTCCAAGATCCGCGCGCGTTCATCGGGATGATGCAGCAGCAGCAGCAAGAGGCGCTGTTGCAGACGCGTATTGCCTTGTCTGAGGCGCTTGTCCGGGACAAGCCGGACTACGCCGAGGCCGAGGCTGCGCTGACGCAATACGCGCAGTCGAGCCAAAAGGCGGCGCTTGAGGTTGCGCAGGCATTGCGCAGCCATCAGGCGCCCGCGCTGTGGGCTTATGAGGCCGGCAAGGCGCTGATCTCGCGGCAGCAGTGGTCTTCGGTGATCCAGCAGTATGGGTCGCCGGAAGCCTACGCCGCCGCGCAGCGCGCTGCCGCCCCGCCGCCTGCCCCTTCCTCCGCTCCTCCGCCGCCCGCTTCGCTGGCGTCGGCACGTTCCGCGGCCCCCCGCACGGGTGCCGCCACTTTCGCAGGTCCGACGCCCCTCTCGTCAATCTTGGGGCGACGTTAGCGCGCTGTGACGCGCCGCGCCCCTTGCCATAGGGGCACACTACAATGGCTGAGACTCGCGCCGCGACCGGTCTGACGGTCGAGCAGTGGGACGATCAGTTTTTCGTCGAGTATTTCCAGGAGAACGTCTTCAAGCCCTACATGGGCACCGACGAGTCCTCCGTCGTCCAGATCAACGAGGAACTGACCCGGAAGAAGGGCGACCGCTTCACCTTCGCTCTCGTGAACCGCCTCACCAACGCGGCCACGACCGGCAACACCAGCATGGAAGGGAACGAGGAAGACCTCTCCACCCGTTCCTATGAACTCTCCGTCGATCTGCGCCGGCATGCCGTGCTGGTTCCGAAGATGGAGAACCAGCGTTCCGCCATCGATCTGCGGCAGGCCGCGCGTGCGAGCCTGAAGACGTGGGCGCTGGAGGATCTGCGCAATCAGGTCATCGAGGCGATGCACTCGATTGACGGCGTTGCGTTCGGCTCCACCACGGCGGCGCAGCGCAACACCTGGGTCACGAACAACGCGGATCGCGTGCTGTTCGGCGCCCTGGCGAGCAACTACTCCACCACCTTCGCGACCGCGATGGCGACGCTGGACACCACGAACGACCTGCTGACGGCGAACGCGATTTCGCTCATGCGGCGTCGCGCGCTGCTGGCCAGCCCGAAGATCCGGCCGATTGAGGTTTCGGACGGCAAGCGCGTGTTCGTCGCGTTCTGCCACCCGCTGACCTTCCGCAACCTGGCGCAGTCGCTCCAGACGGTGAACCGCGACGCCTACGCCCGCGGCCTGATGAACCCGATCTTCACGGGCGCGGACCTCTACTACGAGGGCGTGGTCATCAAGGAGCTGGACGACATGCCGCTCTACGCCGGCAGCGCCACCATCGGCGGCGTGGCCATCGGCAACAGCGTGCAGGCGTCGCCGGTCTTCCTGTGCGGTGCGCAGGCGGTGGCGGTGGCCTACGCGCAGCGGTCGAAGACCATCAACAAGGACTTCGACTACGACGCCAAGGGCGGCGTTGCGTGCGAGGAAATCCGCGGCGTCGGCAAGATGCGCTACGGCACCGCCTCGACCGGCGATACCGACACGCCGAAGGACTACGGCATCATGACCGGCTGGTTCAGCGCCCCGGCGGATGCGTGAGCCTGACATTGGCCCGGCGGTGATCCCGCCGGGCTTCTTCCCTCTCCCACATTCGAAAGGAGGTTCGGCAGATGCCGACCTATTCCAAGTCGGTTGCCGCGACGGCGCCGGCCTTCGCCCCGCGTGGGCAGGACAGCGCCATCGCGTGGAACCGCGTCGGGTTCGCGACCGGCGAACTGACGCTCAACGCCGTGTATCCGCTGGTGCGTCTGCCCAAGGGCGCCATCGTCCACGAGGTCAAGCTGACCACCACGGACATGGATGCCTCCACCGGCCTCGTGCTGTCGGTGGGCGTGGCGGGCGATACTGAGCGCTACATCCGGCGACTGTCCGGCCAGGCCGCCGGCACCGCGCGCATGGCGAACGACGCGACCGCGGCGGCGACCTGCGTTGCGGCCGTGCCGCTGGCGGCGGAAACCACGGTGGATCTGCTGATCCAGGCCGCGGCGACCACGCCGGCCGCCGGCACCATCGACATCGCCGTCCACTACACGGTGGAGTGACGCGGCATGGCGACCTTCACCTACAACGGCCCGCCCGATGAACCGGGCGTCGGCAGCGTCGAGAATGCGCTGACCGGCGCGTGGATCAAGGGCGTGGCGCGCGAGGTCGCCGACCCGCGGCATATCGCGTTCCTCCGCAAGCACCCGCACTGGAGCGAGGGCGAGGCGGTTGCGGAGGACAGCGCGGACACTGACGGCGACGGCGAGATTTCCGCGGCCGAGGCGCGCGAGCGTCTCGACTTCCTCGGCGTCACCTATGACAAGCGATGGGGCGTGGCGAAGCTGCGCGCCGCCCTCGCGGAAGCGGGGGGCTGACACATGGCCGCGCTGGTCGGGTTCGACACACTGACGGCGAGTGCGACCGTCACGACGCCGTTCTCGGCCGGCGCGACCTTGCTGACCCTGCCGGTTCCGGCCGGCTACGTGGTCGCGGCCTTCGATCTCACGGCCAGCGATCTGGACAGCAACGCAAGCCCGACCATCACGCTCAACATCGGCGATGCGGCCGACGCGGACAGGTTCCTTGCGGCGTCCACGCTGGCGCAGGCCGGCGGGGATGAGGAAGTCCGGCCGGCTGCTGCCTCGTGGTGGCGGTATGGCACCGCAGACAGCGTGCTCGTGGCGGTGGGCACCGATGCCGCGACGGACGCGGCGGGGACGCTGGACCTGACCGCCTATGTGTATCCCGGCGTTGACGTGACGGTGCTCGTGCGGCTGGCGCTCCAGAACATGGGCGTTCTGGCCGAGGGCGAGACGGCGCGCTTCGAAGATGCCGCGATGGCGCTTGAGGCGCTGCGCGACGCGCACGAGATGCTGCGCGGCAAGGGCATTGCGAACAAGCAGGATCTGGCCTGGCCGCTGGCGCTGGTCCCGAACTTCGCGGCGCGGCCCTATGCGGCGATTGCCGCGGACCTGATGGCCGATGCGTTCGGCGTGTCGTCGCAGCGGGCGGCGCGGTTGAGCGCGCGGGCCGTGGAAGGGCAGCGCGAATTGCGCCGGCAGGTGGCGGTGCGCTACGACGGCGAGCCTGTGAACCTGGAGCCTTACCGCACGGCGGTGACGCTCGATTACGGGACCGCGATATGAACTTCCGCAAGCGACCGACCGAGGAAGAACTGCGGCGGGCGTATCTCTATGAACTGATGGCGGGTGGGGCCATCATGGCCGGCACCACGACGGAACTGTTCCGCCGCAGCGGCACGCTGTCGCCGCTGCTGACCTTCACGCGCACGCATGTCGGCGGCACGTTCGCGTCGAACTACGATCAGAATGGCGGCGGCAATAAGTCAGATTACGTCGCGAACGAGCCACGCTTTGACGGAAACGGCTTCCTGTTCGTGGAGGGGCCGCGCACCAACCTCATCCTTAATTCCAACGCCTTCGCAACGCAGAACATCACTGTTGCGGCCGTCCCCTACCAATTCACGATGGTTGGCGGGAACGTGGAAGTCGTATTCTCCGGCGCGCACTCGGACACCGTGACGACGGACTCGGGCAATCTCATCCAGATCCGCAGCTTCACGCCAAGCGCCGGCACGCTGACATGCACGGTGACTGACCTTAGCGGCGGCCTGGACCCCGCAATATGGGCGCAGCTTGAGGCGGGCTCTTTCTATTCGACGTGGGTTCCGACAGCGGGCGCAACGGTAACGCGGTCTGCCGATCTCATGTCGGCGTCACTCTCTACGCTCGGGCTTCCGGCCAATGGTGCTTGCACGGTGTTTTGGGTGGGATACGCCACGAACCTTGGCGTGGCCGGCAATCAGACGATCCTTCAAATTGACGATGGCACCAATAGCAACCGCTACATTGTGGACCTGCAAAGCGCCGGCACCAACCTGCGCGCCTATGCGACAGTGGGCGGCATCAACTCCGGCAGTGTGTCAACGATTGGGATCGCGGGCGGCTCGACGCCGCTTTATGTCGGCGCCAGCTTCTTCCCCACGGGCGAGATCATCCTTTGCGCGCGGGAGTCTGTCACCCCGACGATAGCCGGCTCGTCCGGCGGGCCAACAAGCGGCCTCACGACATTCCGGCACGGGTCGCACTCAACCGGCGGCCTGAACTTCTTCGGCCAGACCAGTTACCTTGCCGTGCATTCCGTCCCGATGAACGCTTCCCGGCTTAGTGCGGCTGTCGCCGCGCTGTCACTGTGAGGCCCTATGACCCTGCTTGAGCGCCTTGCCGCGGTGGAAGCCGAGGCCGCGGCCATCCGCGCCGAGATTGCCGCGATCCTCGCGCGCATCGGCACGATTGGCAGCACGCGGGCGGATGGCGCGCCGGAAAACATCCCGGACGGGTCGCCGCCTTATGACGACGTAGGGAACGGGGGCGAGTAATGTCCGGCACCATCGCCTCCCGCTTCCAGACGCGGTTCGGCTACGGCCCGGCGCTGCGGGCGGGCGTCTATCCCGGCAGCGATCCGGCCCCGCAGCAGCCCATACAGCAGGCCGCACAGCCTGCGCAGGCGCAGCGCCCGGCCATCGCCCCGCCGCAGCAGGCGGCGCCACAGGCGGCCCCTCAGCAGCCCGCCGCGACGCCGATCTACTCCGGGTCCATCGGGGTGTCGCAGGCCGAGGGTAGCAACGCCAGTGGCAACAGCCGCGACGATGAGCGCGACGGGTTCGGCGGCGGGCAGATCGGGTCCGATGCGGCCGGGAACGTGTTCGGCCTCGGCCCCAATCCGGGCGACCTCGGCTCCGGGCTGTCCGGGCTGGGCGTGGCAGGCAATTGGGGCACGCTGGGCAGCACGCTCGGCGGGCTCGCGGGGCTGGCCCTCGGCGTTCCGGGCCTCGGTCTAGCGGCCGGCGCGCTGGGCACCTACGCCGACCGCGAGGGCCTGAACGGCACGCTCACGGATATGGGCATGGCACCCGAGGTTGAATTTGGCCCTGCTTTCGCATCCAATGCCACGCTTGGCGCCTTTGGCCGCAGCGCGGTGGACCAATACAATGGCGCCGCGACGCGAGGACAGGATTACCCCGCCGTGGATGCATTCTTCGGCTTCAACGACCTGCCCATGCAGCCCGCAGCGCCGCAGGCGCCCGCGCAGGGCGGCGGCGTTGACTTTGCCGGCCCCGCCGACGTGGCGGGCGTGGGCACTGGCTACGGCGAGGGGTTCGGCGACTACGGCAACATGGGCAACTACGGCAACACGCCGGGCTTCTCTGGCGACTTCGGCGGCGGCGGCGACTACGGCGGCGGCTACGGCAACCCCGGCGCGGGCGATGGCGGGTTCGGCATGGGCGAAACCGGCAGCCCGGACTTCGGCGGCGCTGGCTACGGTGACAGCGGCTACGGCAGCGGCGACTACGGAGACAGCGGTTACGGCTACCAGCAAGGCGGCTATACCGGCCACGGCGGCGACGGCGTGGTGCAACCGCACCGGCCCGCCGGCACCGTCCACGAGGGCGAGTTTGTCGCGAACGCCGATGCGACTGCCCACTACGGCCCGGAGCTTCTTTCCCTACTGAACACGGTTCGCGTTCCGCGTTCGCGCCTTGAAGCCCTTCTGAGGGGGTAATGAAGCCGATCCCGTTCTTTGATGGCTTCGCCGCTGACGCGGCGGGCAACATCATCCGTTTGTCGAGGCGCGTCCGTTGGCGCCCCGGCCTTATGGCGGCGGCGACAACGCCGCACGGCTATGTCTGGTGCAACGCGCGCGCATCTGCGGATGCGCCGCACATCGGACTGCGGAAGGGGCAACGGCGGCACGCGCATTACTTGGTCTGCATGGCATTCCACGGCGAACCGCCGTCGGCGAGCCATGAACCGCACCACATCAACGGCGTCCGCGACGACAACCGACCCGAAAATCTGACTTGGGTGACGCGGAGCGAGAACATCGCGCACGCGCTGGAGGCGGGCACCATGAAGCGGGGGTCTGAATTCCCCACGGCGCGCCTGACAGAAGACGCTGTGCGCTTCATCCGTGGATCGCAAGCAAAGCGCGCGCACAGCCAAGCCGCCCTCGCCGGCATGTTTGGTGTTTCGCCAAGCACCATTCAAAGCGTCGTGGATCGCCGCGCGTGGAAGCACGTCGCGTGAGGCTTCCCTTCGCCCTCGCCAGCTATTCGCATCGGTCCCTGCCGATCAGCGCAATGCGGCTGATCAACTGCTTTTCGGAAAGGCAGCCCGAGACGGCAAAATCCATGCTTCCCTTGCTGCCGACGCCGGGGCTGCGCCAGTTGCAGGACATCGGCGTCGGGCCAATCCGCGGCGCGCACGTCATGGGCGGCGCGCTCTACGCGGTGCTCGGAACCGGCGTCTACCTCGTGCCGTCCGTGGGCTCGCCCGCGCTGCTGGGCAGCATCGTCAACGGCGGGCCTGTGTCGCTCGATAGCAACGGCGAAAACCTGTGCATTGTGGTGCCGGAGACTTACCAAGCGTGGGTGGTCAACCGCAGCGCCGGCACGGTGACGCAGATCACCGATGCGGACTTCCCCGGTTCCGTCGCGGTGACGGTGATTGACGGCTATTACGTCCACGCGCGGCCTAACAGCACCGAGTTTTTCCTTTCCGCGATCAATGACCCGCTGTCCTACAACGCGCTCGACTTCGCATCCGCCGAGGGCGCGCCGGACAACATCGTCGCGCCGCTGCGGGTGGGGCGTGACCTGTGGCTTTTCGGCGAGACGACAACCGAGGTCTGGAGCAACGTCGGCGCGACCGACTTCCCGTTCCTGCGCGTGTCCGGTGGCTTCGTCTCGCGCGGCACGGCGGCGCGGTTCAGCGTGGCG